GGCGACGTCGTAGAAGATGCAGAAGGGGTGATCGGTCTAGAAGCATTAGACGCGCTTGATAGAGAGACAACTGTATGGGTGCGTAATGAAACATTAGGTATAGACTGCGAGGTTATCGCGTTAAACAAATCTTATGCGGAAGATGTGCATGGAATTGTAAGCGATATGCCTAAATCAATTCGAAGAAAAAAGGAGAGGACTGAGGATGAGGAATAAATACTTTAACTTCCTCTGCGGAATTATTGAGCCGTTCAAAGGAGAAGATCCCCCGCTTCTTCGTCATTTACATGATATTACGTTTTATTCGTTAGTGCCTAATGATGATAATAGAGGAATAGACGGGGAAAAATTACGTGAGATATTTATAGATCAGGAGGGGCCACAAGCCCTTTCCTTTTTACCAGATAGACCTTGTACATTGTTGGAGATGCTGATAGGTTTATCAATTAGGCTTGAATTTGAGAGCGCAAATAGTTACTGGGAAAAACGGCCTAATGAATGGTTTTGGATATTGATTGATAATTTGGGATTAACGGGCGGACGATATAGTTATGATCAGGATGATTATATTTGTGATGTTTTATTGAGGAGGGAGTATAAAAGTAATGGTGACGGGGGGCTATTTCCTCTAAAATACCCAAAAGAAGACCAAAGAAAGGTCGAAATATGGTATCAAATGAGCGCCTACATTCTTGAAAAATATCCGATCTAAAATACGAGTTTGTGACACTTTTGTTACACTTTTGAAAAATGGGTGTCAAATTCAACCCCTAAAAAGGGCCAAAAACGGGGTAAAACACCCCTAAAAAGGGCCAAAAACGGGGTAAAAATGCGCACTTTTTGAGCAAAAAAATGGTGTTTTTGGGTGTTTTGTGACAAATAAGTGTCACACTGTTACACTTTTGTGACACTTTTGAAATCGCTGTACCCCGCACCAGGCCTTGGTTTGAGGGTGTTCTGTTACGTTGTGACACTTATTTCTATAAAAAAGTTTTATTTTAAATTAAATAATAAAAAGTTTTGTGAAAAAAAGTGTAACTGTCACAAGACTATAAATTTGAAAGGAGGTATCCCGTGGATTTCTATCAAATTATCGAAAAACCCGGCAAGAATGGCGTAATAGAAATTTATCCTGATTTTAAAGCATGTCGTTCGAAAGATTTGATGATTCGCGGGAGATCATTTTATGCTATATGGGACGACGAGAAGCAAATTTGGTCAACCGACGAGTATGACGTTCAAAGGTTAGTTGATCAAGAATTAGAAGAATATGCGAAAAAAATGAAGAAGAAAGGTATGAGGGGTCAGATAGTTATAAAGCGTATGATGTATTTCTCTACAAACATGTGGAAGAACTATCGTGCGTTTCTTCGTGAAATGTCCGACTCCTCAATACAACTTGACAATCAATTAACCTTTCAGAACTCTAAAGTTAAGAAAACAGATTATATTAGTAAACGACTTCCATATCCCCTAGAAGAGGGATCAATTTCAGCTTACAATGAACTTATAGGAACCTTATACGAACCTGAGGAGCGACAAAAACTTGAGTGGGCAATTGGTGCCATTATATCAGGCGATGCGAAGTTTATACAAAAATTTATAGTATTATACGGGGAATCTGGTTCTGGTAAATCCACTTTTCTAAATATTGTTCAAAAACTGTTTGAAGGATATTATACAACCTTCGAAGCAAAAGCGTTAACTGTCTCGAATAACTCCTTCTCAACGGAACCTTTTAAAACAAACCCCCTCGTGGCTATTCAACATGACGGTGACCTATCAAGAATAGAAGATAATACTAAACTCAATTCAATAGTGGCCCATGAAGAAATGACCATGAACGAGAAATACCGTCCATCATACACGGCGCGTTCTAACGCTTTCCTTTTCATGGGCACGAATAAACCAGTTAAGATAACAGATGCTAAATCGGGGATTATTAGAAGACTCATTGATGTTCGTCCTAGCGGTAACAAAGTTCCAAATAAAAGATACCACATATTAATAAGTCAAATAGATTTCGAACTCGGGGCAATCGCGTGGCATTGTTTACAAGTATACAACTCAATGGGTAAAAATTACTATTCTTCCTATCGTCCGTTAGAGATGATATTTCAAACAGATGTATTCTTCAATTTCATAGAAGCAAATTATCACGTTTTAAAAAAAGAGGATGGCGTCAGTCTTTCACAAGGGTATGAAATGTATAAGGCTTACTGTGACGAAGCGCTAGTCGATTTTAAACTACCACGTCATAAATTTAGAGAGGAGATGAAATCTTATTTTGAAACATTCTCGGATGTTGTACGGATCGACGGAAAACAAATCAGAAGTTATTATTCTGGTTTTCTATCTGGCAAATTCGCCGTTAATGAAGAAAAAACAGAGGAACCCCCATACTCTTTGGTCCTGGACAATAAATCTTCTATTCTTGATGATCTGCTTAGAGATTGTCCAGCGCAATACACGACTCCAAATGAGACGCCTGAGAAAAAATGGTCAGAAGTAACGACAAAATTATCAGATATTGATACCCGGGAACTCCACTATCTAAGACCACCTCTGAATCATATAGTGATAGATTTTGATTTAAAAGATTCTACTGGGGAGAAGTCTATAGAATTAAATCTCGAGGCCGCTAGTAAGTGGCCTGCTACATATGCCGAATTTAGCAAGAGCGGCGCGGGTATACATTTACATTATAACTATGCCGGAGATGTAAAGAAGCTTAGTCGAGTATACTCAGAAGGGGTTGAGATAAAAGTTTTTAATGGTCAAGCTTCTTTGAGACGGAAACTATCATTATGTAACAACTTGCCAATTGCTACTATCAATAGCGGGTTACCATTGAAAGGAGAGAAGATGATTAATTTTGAAACTGTTAAAAGTGAAAAGGGTTTACGCGATTTGATCACGCGGAATCTAAAAAAAGAGATCCACCCAGGAACAAAACCCAGTGTCGATTTCATCTATAAGATACTTGATGATGCTTATAAATCTGGTATGAAGTATGACGTCACCGATATGCGTCCGAAGATTTTATCGTTCGCTAATAATTCGTCCAATCAGGCAGATTATTGTGTTAAATTAGTAAATAAGATGTCGTTTGCCTCAGAAGAACCCAGTGACGCAGTATCGGAATATCAGAGCGATGAATTTATATTTTATGACGTCGAGGTCTTTCCTAACCTTCTTGTCGTTGTTTGGAAAAGAGAAGGTGGAACTAAAATAAAGATGATTAATCCTTCTTCTAAAGACATTGAAGAATTAATGAAATTTAAACTAATAGGGTATAATTGTAGGCGGTACGATAACCATATTCTTTATGCGAGATATATTGGTTATAATAATCAGCAACTATTCGAGTTAAGTCAGAAAATTATAAACGGTAGTCGTAATTGTATGTTTGGGGAGGCATATAATATATCATATACAGATGTTTATGACTTTTCCTCAAAAAAACAGGGACTGAAGAAGTTCCAGATCGAGTTAGGAATACACCATCAGGAACTCGGTCTTCCGTGGGACCAACCTGTCCCAGAAGAACTATGGGATAAAGTGGCTGATTATTGCGGGAATGATGTTGACGCGACTGAAGCTGTCTTTCATGAGAGGAAGCAGGATTTTGTAGCGAGATTAATACTTTCCGACTTAAGCGGTCTAACGCCAAATGACACAACGCAAATGCACACTGCTAAAATTATATTTGGTAACGATAAAAAGCCACAGGACAAATTCGTTTACACCGACCTCAGAGAGGAATTCCCTGGATATATATACGAAAACGGAAAGAGTACTTATCGCGATGAGGAGACAGGTGAAGGGGGGTATGTATACGCTGAGCCTGGCATGTACACAAATGTCGCGGTTCTCGATATAGCTTCAATGCATCCTACTAGCCTGGTTAACATGAATATGTTCGGCCCATATACGAAGAATTTTAAAGAATTATTGGATGCCCGCCTACTAATAAAACATAAAGAATATAACAAAGCTAAGAAAATGTTAGGCGGCATACTTGAAAACCACTTAACAAACGAGGAGGATTCGGGGGCATTATCATACGCTTTAAAAATAGTTATTAATATTGTTTATGGCTTAACCTCTGCAAAATTTGAAAATAAATTCAAAGATCCACGTAATAAAGATAATATAGTTGCTAAGCGCGGGGCTTTATTTATGATTGATTTGAAACATGCTGTTCAAGAAAAAGGGTTTCAGGTAGTTCATATTAAAACGGACTCTATTAAAATTCCCAATGCCACACAAGAAATTATAGATTTTATATTTAATTTTGGTAAAGAATACGGGTACACCTTCGAACATGAAGAAACGTATAGCCGATTCTGTTTAGTTAACGATGCCGTTTACATTGCGAGAAAACAAAATGGGAAATGGGAAGCCGTCGGCGCTCAGTTCGCTCAACCTTATGTGTTTAAAACGCTATTCTCGCATGAACCTATCACATTTGATGATATGTGTGAAACGAAAACCGTAACCACGGCGTTATATTTAGACATGAACGAGGGATTAGGCGAAGAGGAACACGATTACCATTTCGTTGGACGTGCTGGTTCCTTCTGCCCTATTCGTCCTGGATTTGGAGGAGGTGTCCTACTTAGAGAGAAAGAAGGGAAGTATTATGCGGCCACTGGTAGTAAAGGATTTAGGTGGCTCGAGGCCGAGATGGTCAAAATAATGGGTAAGGAAGATGAGATCGATAGGAAATATTATGACAATCTAGTCGATGCGGCCGTTGGTGACATCTCCGAGTTTGGGGATTTCGAATGGTTTATATCTGATTATCTAGACGAAGAAACGCCGATAGGTTTTACTGAGACCCCTCCCTGGTGTTACCCGACGGATTACGTCGTAGATATAGACAGGAAAAAATGTAAGGGGTGTTCGAACTATTATGACGATAAACACTTTGGTCCTTCCTGTAAGGAACAAAGAAATATCCCATTTTGAAAGGAGAAAAGAAAATGATAAAAGATAACATTGTTATTGAGGGAGCTAGAATAGGTTTCCGTAATTTTAGTGGAAAAGAGGGGAAATTTAATCCCGCAGGTAGACGCAATTTCTGCGTCTTCCTTGAGGAGGAACTCGCAAAGGTTTTAGAAAAAGACGGATGGAATATTCGTTGGCTCCAACCGAGAGACGATCAAGAAGTTCCACAAGGATACCTTCAAGTTGCTGTCAGTTTTGAGAATATACCACCAAAGATAATTTTAATCAGTAGCCGGGGAAAAACCATCCTCGATGCCGAATCAGTTTCGCTACTTGATTGGGCTGAAATTAAAGAGGTGGATTTGATAATCCGACCATATAATTGGACGGTCAACGAAAAAGGCGGAGTTAAAGCATATGCGAAATCGATGTATATCACAATCGTAGAAGATGAATTTGCCTCGAAATACTATGACGTTCCCGATAGCGCCGAAGGGGCAATAGGGGGATGTGGACATTGCGACGCTTGCGATGGCACATGTAAAGAAAATGGCGATTAGTCTATTCGAACATCAAAAGATTGCTGTCGAAAAACTGAGATCTGGCTCCATCCTTGTGGGTGGGGTCGGATCCGGTAAATCGAGAACAGCACTCGCCTACTACTACACTAAGGAGTGCGAGGGTAAAGTAAAGATAAACAATAAAGGCGGTTATTCGCCCATGAAAAAACCCAAGAATCTATATATAATCACAACAGCAAGAAAACGTGACACACTCGAATGGGAACGGGAGTGCGATCCGTTTCCCCTTGCTGGGGTGGAAGTTCATGTTGACTCGTGGAATAATATACTAAAATACTCAAATGTAAAAAACGCATTCTTTATATTTGACGAGCAACGTGTTATAGGAAACGGTGTGTGGGTTAAATCTTTCTTAAAAATTGCTCAAAATAATAATTGGCTTTTACTAAGTGCAACTCCTGGCGACACTTGGATGGATTATATACCTGTATTTATCGCTAATGGGTGGTATAAAAATAGAACCGAATTTATCCGTCGACATGTGGTGTATAATAATTTCACTAAATTTCCAAAAGTGGATCATTATGTTGAAGTTTCGAGACTTGTTCGTCTTCGAGACTCAGTGATAGTGAACATGAAGTATAAAAAACGTACTATTAGTCATGAAAATACAATCATGGTAGGATTTGACCGGGAACTCTTCAATACAATAATGGTTAAGCGATGGAATATTTATGAGCATCGTCCGATAAAAGACGTTGGCGAGTTATGTTTCTTAATGCGAAAAGTTGTAAATAGCGACCAGAGAAGGGCAGATACCATCGCGCAACTTTTGGAAAAACACCCGTGCGTTATAGTTTTCTATAATTTTAATTACGAAAGGGATTTATTACTTGAACTCGGTGAGAAATTAAAGATTACAACTGCACAATGGAATGGTCGCAAACACGAACCTATACCAACAACGGATTCTTGGTTATACATCGTTCAATATGCGGCTGGCGCTGAGGGGTGGAACTGTATCGAAACGGATACTATTATATTTTACTCTCAAAACTACTCATATAAAGCAACCGTTCAAGCAGCTGGTCGCATTGACAGATTAAACACGCCATTCACAGATCTTTACTATTACTACTTACGTTCGAATTCGATTATAGATCTTGCGATTCAGAAGGCGTTTAATAATAAACGCGACTTTAATGAACATCGCTTCATGGCCCCTTAGGTCTCGCATTAAAAACATAGCCTCTAATAGAAGAGGAGCAGAGAACCCCTCTTCTATTTTTTTGAAAGGAGGCTGTCTACATGGCGAGGGAGTCTAAATTTCAAGCTGAATTAATTCTCGATTTAAAAGATCTTTTTCCTGGCTGTATCGTTCTAAAAAATGACGCTAACTACATCCAGGGAATTCCCGATCTCCTAATTCTTTATCAAGATATGTGGGCAGCTTTAGAGTGTAAAAGAAGCCTGTTTGAAAGGTACCGTCCAAACCAAGAATATTATCTTGATATTATGGATGATATGTCTTTTGCATCTATGATCTGTCCAGAAAATAGAGAGGCGGTATTATATGAACTTCAACAATCATTTTCGATTAGAAGGCCAGCACGCTTTTCTAAGCGCTAGTAAACATCATTGGATAAACTATAGTGAGGAAAAATTAATTGATAGATTTACAACTTTTCAGGCATCTCAGCGAGGGACCGAGTTACACGATCTTGCACGTCGGTGTATAGATCTTGGTGTTAAATTACCAAGAACAAATAAATCCCTAAATTTATATGTAAATGACGCAATAGGATTTAAAATGCAGACGGAACAGATTTTATATTATTCAGATAATTGTTTTGGAACAACAGATACTATTTCTTTTAGAAAAAACGTTCTTCGAATACACGATTTAAAAACTGGTCAATCGCCAGCTTCTATGAATCAATTGTTAGTATATGCTGCTTTGTTCTGTTTGGAATATAATTTCAAACCCACAGAAATAGAAATTGAACTTCGTCTATATCAATCTGATGAAGTTCTGATACATGTTCCTGAACCAGATGAGATAATTCTAATTATGAATAAAATAATTTCATTTGATAAGACGATTGAAGAATTGAAATTAAGGGGATGACTTCATGAGTAATGAGATAAAACATTATGGTATGCCTAGGCGCTCAGGAAGATATCCTTGGGGGTCTGGCGAAAGTCCTCACCAGAGAAATAATATTAGTTTCCGCGGACATGTTCAGGAACTCCGCAAACAAGGATTAAGCGATGTCGAAATCGCTAAAGGTGAGGGTATAACTACTACACAATTAAGAGCGAGAATGTCTTTAGGGAAGGCTGAACAAAGAGCTGCGGATACCGCGGAGGCAGCGCGCCTTAAAGATAAAGGATATTCTAATGTTGAAATTGGAAAGAGGATGGGTATTAATGAATCGTCCGTCCGATCACTTTTGAATCCCGTCCTCGCAGAGAGAGCGTCCGTAACGATGGCGACAGCTAACATGTTGAAAGATAGCGTCGACCAGAAGAGATTCATCGATGTGGGGGCAGGAGTAGAAAACCATGTCGGCGTTAGCCGTACTAAATTAAACACTGCAATAGCACAGTTGGAAGAACAGGGTTATAAAATTCATCGCGTGAACGTAGAACAAATAGGAATGCCTGGCCAATTCACAATTGTTAAAGTATTAGGAGCCCCGGATACCGAATGGAAAGAAGTCGTTCGCGATTTGAGTAAGATACAAAGTATAACCGCCTACTCTGACGATTTTGGAAGAACCTTTCACACGGACTTGGGCCTGAAACCTATAAAAAATGTAGATTCAAAACGAATAGAAGTTAAATACGCCGAAGATGGTGGTAGTTCAAAAGACGGTGTGATAGAACTTCGTCGTGGAGTTAAAGACCTCGATCTAGGTAACTCGAAATACGCTCAAGTAAGAATAGGGGTTGATGGTACCCATTATTTAAAAGGGATGGCTATCTATTCTGACGATATGCCCGATGGTGTGGATATAATTTTTAACACGAATAAGCGCAACACTGGTAATAAACTTGACGCGCTAAAGGGATTAAAAGACGAGCCAGATAACCCTTTTGGATCGACCATAAAGAGACAGAAGGGCGCTATTAATATTGTTAATGAAGAAGGGGACTGGGCGAAATGGTCAAAAACAATATCCTCACAAATATTATCGAAACAAACCGTTCCTTTAGCTAAAGCCCAATTAGAATTAGCTCTAAGGCAAAAGAAAGAAGAATTCGAAGAGATAATGTCGTTAACTAACCCGGTCGTTAAGAGACAACTTCTCACCTCTTTCGCTGACGATTGCGATGCATCATCCGTTCATCTCAAAGCAGCTGCCTTACCAAGACAAGCCTCTAAAGTAATTCTCCCTGTTCCTAGCATGAAAGAGAATGAAGTTTATGCTCCCACATTCAAGAATGGCGAGAAAGTTGTTCTCATAAGACATCCCCATGGCGGGACTTTTGAGATACCACAATTGACGGTGAATAATAAATCGAAGGCCGCTAAGTCTATTATGGAAAAAGCCATGGACGCTATCGGTATTCACCCAAACGTCGCGCAGAAACTTTCCGGCGCAGACTTTGATGGTGATACTGTAATAGTAATACCGAACAATAAAGGGCTGATAAAAACATCCTCGTCTTTAAAAGGTCTTGAAAATTTTGATCCTATCTCAGCTTACCCCGGTTATCCAGGAATGAAACCCATCAAGTCCTATACAAAACAAACTAAAATGGGTGAGGTTTCTAACCTTATAACTGACATGACAATTAAAGGCGCTAATGTGAATGAAATCGCTAGGGCGGTCCGACATTCAATGGTTGTTATAGATTCAGAGAAACATAATTTAAACTATAAACAATCGTACATCGATAACGGAATAGCGGCACTTAGCGAGAAGTATCAGAACAGTAAGCGTGGTGGAGCTTCAACGCTAATCTCTAAAGCCTCCTCTGAAATTAGAGTCCCACATAGAAAGAGTGGCTATAGTATAGACCCCATCACAGGTTCAAAAGTCTATACCGAAACAGGTCAGACGTATGTCGACAGTAAAGGTCGCACTATCAAAAGAACTTCCTCCTCCACTAAGATGGCGGAGACACCTAACGCCTTTAGTTTATCTTCCGGTAGACCAATCGAAGAAGTATATGCTTCCTATGCGAACGACCTCAAGGCGTTGGCTAACGCATCTAGACGTGCGGCTGTAACAACGAAACCTACACCTTACAGCCCATCAGCAAGGGTCGCATATCAAAAAGAAGTCGACACGTTAAACGCTCAATTGAAAGTGGCTCTTAAGAATAAACCTGTTGAGAGACAAGCCCAAATCTTGGCTAACTCCGTAGTGAATCGCAAGAAACAGGCCAACCCTAACATGGACAATGACGACCTTAAGAAAATTCGTAACCAAGCCCTAGCTGAAGCCCGAGCCAGAACAGGTGCGAAGAAGACGCAGATTAATATCACCGATCGTGAATGGGAAGCAATACAAGCAGGTGCAATAAGTTCCTCTAAACTCACACAGATTCTTCAGAATTCCGATCTTAATAAGGTAAAACAATTAGCAACACCGAGAACATCTGTTTCAATGTCGCCAGCTAAGGTGGCAAGAGCGAAGACAATGCTTACATCTGGTTATACACAAGCAGAGGTTGCCGAAGCTTTGGGCGTATCCACATCAACCTTATCAAAATCATTAAACTAGAGGAGGAGAGGATGAATGAAAGTTGTAATGCTAACTACTATAGATAACCCATACAACCCTCTCACCCATTTCGATGAGTGGAGAACGTTTGATGAAGAAAAAGGTTATCATACCTGTGCGTACTTAGCCAGAATTGTTAAGACGTCTGACGAATTATCAGATACAGATGAAGACTTAGCGATCGAACAAGCAATCGACGAAATTGTTAGGTTAAATGTATTAGGAATCTATAAAAAAGTTGTAGCATAGGGGGGTCCTCGCGAAAACTACCCCCCCTCCTGCAT